AAGATTTGGGGCATCGACAACCGTGTCCCGAACTCGCTGCTGGAAGATTCCGTGATCGACCTCGCCGACGCGATGGCAGTCGAGGTGGCTCAGTCCTTCGCCGAGGCCTTCGACAACGCGGGCTTCATCGGTGACGGGTCGAGTCTGTACCACGGTGCGGTCGGCGTCGCCACGGCGATCAACGACGGCACGCACTCGGCTTCGGTGGTCACGGCGGCGACGAACAACGACGTTTTCGTCGACCTCACCCTGCCCGACTTCACGGCTTGCGTCGCGCGGCTTCCGCTCTACGCCCGCCGAAACGCCGCTTGGTACGTTTCGCCCGCTGGCTGGGGCTCGTCGATGCTGCGACTGATGACCGCCGCTGGCGGCAACGGCAAGGGCGACATCGCTGGCGGCTTCGCCGAGTCGTTCCTCGGATACCCGGTGCGGCTCGTCCACAGCCTTGAGAGCCGCCTGACCGGCACCGCCAACGGCGTTGCCTGCCTGTTCGGTGATCTGGCACAGGCCGCAACCTTCGGCGAGCGGCGTGCCGTGACGATCAAGACCGACACCAGCCGGTTCATCGAGTTCGACCAGACCCTCACCTTCGCGACTTCCCGCGTGGCGATTCTCGCCCACGATCTCGGAAACACGTCGAAGGCTGGCCCGCTCGTCGCGCTCAAGTTCGCCGCCTAAACCTAGAACTACAAGGAGAACCTGACCCCATGCTTCATCTCGCCAGCACGAAGACGGTTGCCAAAATCGGCAATGCCGACACGACAACCTCGCAGACCGCGACCCACACCATCGACACGCTCGGCTACGGCTACGCGTCGATTGACGTGGTGTTCGAACCGACCACGGCCACCTCCGACGCGATCTGCGTCGCGTGCAAGGTCGAGGAGTCGGACGCCAGCGGCAGCGGCTTCGCCAACGTGACCTCGTTGGTGGGCAACGGCACGGGCGGCTTCGCCATCCCGACGAGCGGCAGCAGGACTGCTGACAGCAACGTGGTGCGGCTGAACGTCGACCTCCGTGGCAAGAAGCGGTACCTGCGGGTGTCCGCGACGCCGGTTGCGGCCAGCGTGGTGGCGACCGTCGTGCGGCTCGGCCGTGCGGAAGTCGCTCCGGTGACTGCCAGCGAAAGCGGCGTGCAGATCGAAGTCGACGCCTGACGCTTGACACGTCGATCACAGTGAGCGGCAGGCAGGGCATGAGGCTCTGCCTGCCGTTTGCTTTTTGAGGGCACCGCATGATTGTTCGCGTTGGGAACACTGAGGCCGATGTTCGCGTCGAGGCAATCCTGTCCATGCCTCGCCTGAGTTTCACCGCGAACCACTTCGCGTGGGCGCAAGCACTCATGCCGTTGGGCATCCGCCCGACAATGGGAACCGGCGCGTTCTGGAGCCAAGTCAACACGCGCGTCATGGAGCAGTTCATCGACAGTGCCGAGTATTTGCTCGCAATCGACTACGACACTTTTTTCACCCGCGAAGACGTTGAGCATTTGTTCGCCCTCGCCCTCACGTTTCAGTGTGATGCCCTGACGGGTTTGCAAACAAAACGCGAAGACGGCAGGCCGATGCTCACGTTGAAGGGGACGCTCGACAACTTGCCGAATGGCGGCAAAACCGAGGTGCCCGTGCAGTGGTTCAGCGAGCCGGTGCAGGAGGTCGATAGCGCACACTTCGGCCTCACGGTCATCTCCACCGCTGCATTGAAGCGGTGCAAAAAGCCGTGGTTCTGGTCGAAGCCCGATCCGCAGGGATCGTGGAACGACGGCCGCACCGACGATGACATCTGGTTCTGGCGCAATTGGCGGGAGTCTGGCAACCGAGTCTACGTCTCGCCTCGCGTCGTGCTGGGGCACGGCGAGTATGTCGTGACGTGGCCGGGGAAGGATTTGAGCAAACCGGTGTATCAGTGGACAACCGAATTCACCAGCGCGGGCAAAAAGCCCGAGGCTGCATGGAGCGTGCCGCAGTAATGAAAATCAGATTCCAGAAGAACTACAGCACCTACCGCGTCAACGACGTGGTCGACTGCGACGAGCAGGTTGCGATTCGACTCCTTGCCGACGGGCGTGCCGTTCGCGAGCATCAGCAAGATTTGATCGAGACAGCGGCGGTGGAGTCGGTCGCCGAGCAGGCCGACGCCACACCGCGACGAGTGCAAAGGCAGAAGCATGAACTACCGAAGCCTCAAAACAACGACGCCGCCAGCGGTTGAACCGGTGACGCTGGCAGAGGCAAAAGCCCACTGCCGCGTTGACACAACTGCCGACGATGCCTACATCACGACGCTCATCGTCGCCGCGAGGCAGTGGTGCGAAGCCTATATGGATGAGGCGTTGATTCATCAGCAACTCGTCATGAGGATGGATGGATTCCCCGGAGAAATCCGCCTGCCCCGCCCGCCGATGGCGACCGCTGGCACCACGACTGCCGTGACGGTCACGTTCACACTGAACGAGAGCGGGCAGACCGCGACGCTCGCGACGAACCAGTTCCGCGTCGACCGCGACTCGACGCCCGGCGTGATTCGCACTGTCTACGGCGGCGCGTGGCCCGCATACCTTGAGGATTACAACGCCGTCACGGTGTCGTGGTGGGCCGGTCGCGGGGTCGATGGGGGCAGCGTGCCGCAGGCTGTTCGCAACGCGATCTTGATGCTCGTCGGCCTGTGGTACGAACGCCGCACGGCGGCTGACGCTACGAACCTCTCGGAGGTCCCGTACGGCGTGAAGGCGTTGCTCGACTGCTCGCGGTGGGGATCGTACGCATGATTGACCCCGGCAAACTCCGCGAACGCGTGACCGTGCAGATCGCGGGCGGCACGACGAACGCACTCGGCGAAACCGTCCTTGTGTGGGCGAACTCGTCGGCGGTGTGGGCGAGCGTCGAGGGGGTGACGGCTCGCGAGTCGCTGATGGCGGGGCAACAGAACACCGAAGTGACGCACCGCGTTCGGCTCCGCTATCTGCCGGGGCTGACGAGTCAGCATCGGTTCGACTGGCGTGGCCGCACGCTGGAAATCTCCAGCCTTCTTGAACACGGCAACAGGACCGAACACGAAGCCATATGCGTGGAGAAGCGAAATGGCTGAGTCTGTTGGCATCCGCCTCACGATGGACGTGCCGGGCCTTGAGCAAGTCCGCAACCAGTTCCTCGCGCTCCCGAAGAACCTTGCAGCGAAACATATCCCGGCGGGGCTGAAACGAGCCGCCGAGCAGGGCGGGACGCTGCAAGCGTTGCGGCAGAACACGCCGCGAGGCAAGACGGGGAACCTGCGGCGAGCCATCGCAGTCAAGACGAAGAAGTACGTCCGCAGTGGCACGGGCGTCGCCATCGTCGGGTTCCGTTCGGGCCGCAAGATGAACGAACCTTTCGACAACAAAAAACTGGGCTATCACCAAGGCCTCGTCGAGTTCGGCACCGAGGAGCGGTTCCGAAAAACCGCCAACGGACTTCGCGTCCCCACGGGCAAGATGCCCATAGGCGGCTCCTTCAAGCGACCACCAGTGCGGTCAGCGTGGGAGCAGACGCGAAGCCGCGTGGAGTCGCTGCTCGTCGCGGAGTTGGAGAAGGCGTTCGAAGCGGGTGCCCGTGAACTCATGGCACAAACCAAGGCATCACAGGGGCCGTTCTGATGGCACTGAAATCCCCCGAGGCGGTCCTCCGCAACGCACTGGTGTCCGACCAGAGCGTGCAGGCGTTGATTTCGGGGCGGATTTACCCGCTTCGGTACGTCGGCCCTGCCCCCATCCAGTTCCCGCTCATCATCTGGCGGCGAGCTGGAATCACGCGAACGCCGAGCCTCACCATCCCCGGCGGCGTGCCGAAGGTGGTCATGGAGTTGCTGATTTACGCGACCACCTACAACGTCGCCAGAGATTTGGCCGACAAGTGCCGGAAAGTTCTGGATGGGTACGCGGGGAGTTTCGACAATACAGAGGTACGGCAGGCCACCTTGGAAGACGAGTCCGACGATCTCGTCGATCAAGAGGGAGCCGAAAACTCGATCTACGTGGTTCGGCAGGAATACAACATTTTCTGGGTGGAGAACTGACGCATGGCATCCCACGGTCAAGGCACGACTCTGACGTTCGGCGGCACCGGCTACACGGTGACGAGCATCACCTACTCGATGAACAACGTCGGCGGCGACGATACCATCGACATCTCGCACCTCGGTCAATCGGTTGGTTCGAACGTGCTGACGATGGACCGCCCGCTCAAGGGCTCCGCGACCGACACGGGCCGCGAGGTGAGCATCGAGTACCTCGGCTCTGCGCCGATCACCGACGGCTCGACTGGCACGCTCGCCATCTCCGGCGGGCTGTCCCTCTCGGCCGCTGCGACCGTGCAGAGTTCGTCGGTCACGCTCGCCGTGAACGACGTGGTCAAGGGGCAGGCGACCTTCCGCGTTGCGCGAGTCTAATCGGCTGCGGGGGGCTCCGTGGCCGTTTACTCGCAAGGTGCGACGGTGACGTTCGCTGGCGTTACTGCCACGCAGGTGGTCAGCGTGTCGGTCGACGTTGGCGGAAGCCTGCCGAAATCTCGCGGCGGATCGTGGACCGACGAACTCGGCACGGTGACGGTCGAGATGATCGGCGGTCAGCCATATGGCTACGGCGTGTACGGAACGCTGACTCTGTCCGGTGGCGGGCTTTCGTTGACACAGCAGGCAGTATGTGTGAGCAACTCGCAGTCCGCACAGGTCAACGACGTGACGAAATACTCGGCCACGTTTCAACTCATAGGGTAAAGCAATGCCACTCACGAAAGAGCAGATTCTCGCCGCTGACGATCTTGGGCTTCTGGAAGTCTCCGTCCCCGAGTGGGGCGGCACGGTGTACGTGCGAGTCATGACGTGCGGCGAGCGCGACGCATACGAAAACGATTGGGTGATGAACAAGAACAAAGGCGTCGAAAACTTCCGCACAAAGTTTCTCGCGAAGTGCCTGTGTGACGAGAAGGGCGCGCGGCTGTTTTCGGATTCCGAAATCGAGCAACTGTCGCGGAAGTCTGCCAAGGTCATGAGCCGCGTGTGGGCCAAGGCGATGGAATACAACGCGCTCTCCGACAAAGACGTGGAGGAACTCGCAAAAAACTAGCCATCCGCCCGACGAGGGTTTTCCTGTTTCGTCTGGCGGGCTTTTTGAAAATGACGGTTCGACAACTCTGCGAGCAGATGGATTCGCGGGAGTTTGCCGAGTGGGTTGCGATCCACAAGCACTACCACCCGCTGCCCGACGAGTGGAGGCAGACCGGCTTGCTCGCTAGCGCGAGCATCGCACCGTACTGCCGCAGAGGCACGACGCCGAAGGCAGAGGATTTCGTTCCGATAGCCAAACCACCGCAGCACGAATCACAAATCCAAGAAGCGTTTGCACAACTGGCGAAAGACCTTGCGGGTGACTGATGGCAACAATCGGCCTTGGCGTGCAGTTTTCGGCCAGTGCCAGCGGCATGGCCAAGGGTCTGTCGCAGGTCGACAAACTCCTGCAAAACCTTGGCCGACAGGCATCGCAGGCCGCGAGCCTCTTTGATGGCTTCGCCTCGTCGAGCGGTGCCGCAGCGGCGGCGCAGCAGCAAGTCGCGACGGACATTGCGTTCCTCGGTAGTGCCCTAAAGACGGGGCAGATCAGTGCCGAGCAGTATGCGGTCGAGTTGAAGAACATCGTCGGCGCGGCGCAGCAGCAGGCGGCGGCGTTTGCCGAAGGCGCGAGGATCACGGCACAGCAGGCGACGGCAGAGGAGAACCGTGCCGCAACGCTAGCGCGACTCGGCGAACTTCTGCAAGCGGGTGCCCTCAAGGAGGAGGCATACAGCCGCGCGGTCGCAGAGGCCAGCGGAGCGAACGCAGCCGCCGCAGCCGCCGAGCAGCAGCGTGCCGCCGACCAAGCCAGAGCGTCGCAAATCATCGAAGCAAATTTGTCGACTTCCGCGAGAGCGCAGAAGCAGTACGCGGATTCCGTCGCTGAATTCGGCAGGCTGCGGCAGGCTGGCGTCCTTGGTGAGCAGGACTATGCCGCTGCCGTTGCGCGTGCTGGCGATGCGCTTCAGAAATCGACGGGCGAGCAAGCGGCACGGCAGTCTCTCCTGCGAGAAGCCGAAAAACTGAACGCGGCTGTTGCCTCATCCGAGTCAAGGCAAGCCGATGAACTCCGGCGACTTGAATCGGTTTATGCGACCGGCACGCTGACAATCCAAGCCTACAACGCCGAGAAAAACAGGATCACCGGGGTGACCGCCGCCGCCGCCGAAGCGGAGAGGCAACTCGCTGCCGACACAGCCCGAGCAGCACAAATCGTTGAAGCAAATCTGACTGCCGAGGAACGAGCCAGCAGGGACTACGCTGCGGCGATTGAAGAATTGAACAGGCTTCGGCAGCAAGGCCTTCTCGACGAAACGGCCTACGCTCGCGGCGTTGAGAGAAATGCGGATGCCTTCGCCAAGGCGACCATCGCCGCCAACAAGTACGACGCCGCTTCGGAGAAAGCGAGCGACGGCGGCACTCTGAAATTCAACGAACTGTCGGGCGTGCTGTCTGCACTACCGGGGCCAATCGGCAACGTGGCTGGCAGGCTTTCTGGCCTCGCGTCAGCCAGCGAGGGGCTAGGGCGGATATTTAGCGGCGGGCTATCCGGCGGCTTGACCTCCATAGGCACGTCGGTCGCTGGCCTCATCAACCCATTCACCGTGGGCCTCGCGGCGGTAGCGGCGTTCGGCACAGGGGCGGTCGCGGTGGCGCAAGGCCTCGGCAACCTTGAGGACCGCGTCGAGAACCTTGGCAACATTGCCGACAAACTCGGCGTGTCGTTCGAATTCATCCAAGTCCTTGAGGAGTCTGCGAACCGCAGCGGCACAAGCATCGACGCGGTAAGTGCCGCATTCGGGCGGCTACAAAAGAACGTGCTGGGCGTCGATGAAGAAAGCAAGGCCGCGCAGAAGGCACTCGCGGAGATTGGCGTCGAGGCCGAAGCATTGCAGGCACTTGGGCCGGAGGAGCAATACCGGCTCATCGGCGAGCGGCTGGCAGAGATCGAAGACCCGGCCCGCCGCACCGCAACCGCTACGGCGTTGTTCGGCAAGGCCGGGGCCGATCTTCTTCCGTTCTTCCGCAACCTCGGCGGCGCGACCGCAGACATCGAGCGGCTGGGCGGCTCGCTCTCCGCGCTCGACCGCGACCGCATCGACGAGTTTGGTGCTGGCCTCGACGCCCTCGGAGTCGCGAGCGGTCGCCTCGGCGAGTTGCTGCTGGTGCCGTTCGTCGGCCTCGGCGAAGGCGTCGCACAGGGCTCTGCCGAGTTCATTGGCGGCATCAACGCAATCGTGTCGGTCGTGGGCGACGTGCTGGAGCCGTTCCTGTCGGGGCTCGGCGCCGCCATCGAGGTAGTCGGCGTCGTGCTGGGCGGGATCGGGAGGTCAATCGGTGCAGCCTTCGCTCCGCTGGGCGACTTGTTCCAAACGATAGGCGGGTTCAGCGATGCGTTCAACGAAGCATTCGTGGACGTGGTGCGGTTCCTAGTCGATGCGCAGGTCGCCACGACGGAGTGGATTGTCTCATTCAGCCCTGTGGCACTGCTCGTCGATGGCATCGAGGCGTTGTCGGCTGGCTTCTCGCAACTGGCTGTGTCGCTTGCGCCGGTTGCTGAACTCGCACAGCGAATCGGCACGGTCGTTGTCGCGGCGTTCACGCAACTCGCCACGGCCGTGGGCGAGGCGGTTTCAACCACCATCGGATACGTGGTCGATGCCTACGCTGCCTTCTACGAGTTCGTTGGCGTCACGGGTGTCATCACGTCTTTCGCGTCGGCAGTCACGGCGGCTTTCAACGGGATTTGGGAAGGCATCAAGAACGTCGTGTCGCAGGTGGGCGGATTCATAGAGCGCGTCGTGTCGTTCGCGGAGGATTGGCTCGGCATCACAAGCGAAGTCGAGACGCCAATCGTGGCGGAACTCGACATCAGCCAGCCCTCGCTCGCCGCGACACAATTCGCCAGCCAGATCGGCGACGCCGCCGCTGCGGCTGCGGAGTTTGGAAACGCTGGATTCGAAGCCGCTTTGCAATACCAGAAGGCACTGGAGGACATTGCAGGGCTGCAACAGGAAGGCACCTACAGTGCCGAAGAAGCGAAGAAGGCTGCGGACAACGCCAAGGCAGAGTTCGAAAGCACCATCAACGTGCTTGAGCAGGAGGCCGATGCACAGAAGAAAGCAGCCGACGAAGCGAAGAAAGCCGCCGACGAAAAAGTGAAAGCCGCCGAGAGAGCCGCCGATGCAGCAATTGAATCGGATCGAAGGCGTGCCGATTCGTTTATCCAGACGCAAGGCCTCGGCGGCGAAGACCCCGCCACGAAGGCCGCAGAGGACTTGCTTGCCATCACGCGGCAGATCGACGAGGCCGAGACGGCTATTGTCGAGGCCCGTGCCTCCAGCGACGCCGCAGCGGAGCAAGCCGCCACGCGACGCCTCGCCATCCTCGACCAAGCACAGGCCGCGGCACAAGAGACGATGCAGTTCGGGTTCTCGACGCAGGACGCCGAGAAGGCAATCAACGACGTGCGCGACCAGATCGACGAGACGTTCACGTTCGAAAATTTCCAGATCGCCCCCGACGCTTTCACCACCGCGCAGGAGCAGTTGCGGCAACTGGAGCAAGACCTTCGCGACAAGACAATCGACCCGCAGACGTTCGAAACCGCCGCCGATGCGATACGCAGTGGCTTCGAAGATGCGCTCGACACGTCGAAGAAGATTGCCGACCTCAACGAGAAGTATGCGGAGCAGGCTGCGGAGATCGAAAAGGAGAGGCTCGACAACCTCAACAAACTCGGCCCCGCGACGGTCAAGGCCAACGACATTCGCACCAGCGAGGGTGCCACACAGTTCCTCCAGTTGGCGACCGGGCAGCAAGACCCCGCCATCGAGGAGTACCGGAAGCAGTTGAGCAAACTTGACGACATCAAGCGCGAGATCGCGAAGATCGGCGGCACAGTTGAAATCGTGGGGGCTGGCTAATGTCCGTGCTTTCATCCCGTGAGGTGCTGCCACGCACGTTCTCCCACAAGTTCGGCGAGTCGCCGACCGCCGAACGCAAGTTCATGCTCACGTTGAGTGCCCCCGTGGGGCACCAGCAAGTGCTGAACACCGTGGGCATCTTTCACGGCACACCGCACCCGGAGTTTGGCTACCTCCTTTGCACTGAGGGCAGCGTCACCGAACCCGACCCGTACCACGCGGAAGTCACGTACCGCTACGAAGTGCCCGCCATAGGGACGCAGGACTCCGCACCAAACCCGCTCGGCCGCGCGGACATCTGGAGTTTCTCGACCGGCGGCGTTGGCATTCCCGCCCTCACCTACTTCGACGGCAGCACGCAAAAGCCTCTCGTCAACTCAGCGTTCGATTTCTTCGAAGGAGCAATGACCGACGAGGCAGAGTTGCGAGCCACGATCAGCGGCAACCGTGCGCAGTTCCCGGTTAGTGCGGCGGTGTCCGTGACGAACTGTATCAACTCCGATTCATTCCTTGGGGCAGCGAAGTATCAGTGGAAGTGTCAAGGCATTTCTGCACAGCAGCAGGTAGAAGTCATCAACGGCTTCGAACTGAAATACTGGTCGGTTTCCGTGGAGTTGGTGTACCGGGCCTCCGGCTGGGAACTGCTCCTGCCGAACATTGGCTGGAACTACCTCACGGGCGGCAAAAAAGAGCGTGCCTACGTCCTCGACCCAGAGGACAAGACGACGAAAATCGCTTCGTCGAATCCGGTCGCACTCACAACGCAAGGCGACATCGCGTCGCCGGGGACGCCTCCCGAAATCCTGCGACGGAGAGTTCACCGCGAAATTGCGTTCGCTCCGTTCTTCGGCAATCCGCCTTCATAGGTCTGAAAGACACACCACGCAATTCGTAAAGTGAATGTATGGCTGAATTCCTCGCGCTGCCGGGCACGCTGAATATCTCGCTCACGATAGGCGACGAGTTCGGAATGCTTGCCGACCTCGACATCGACGTGACTGATTTCACGTGGACATCCGTGGTGTACGAGTCGACCACGGCGGTGTCGTTTACGAACCCAGGCGGCGTCGTGACACAGGGGCCGCTCGCGGCGACGTTCGCGGTGACGGTCGTGAACGCAGCCAACGGGCAGATCAACCTCTCGCTCACCGAAGTGCAGACGGCAGCATTTGATCCGAGCAAACGATACCGCTGGTATCTGCGCGGCGTGTCGCCTGCCCTCGTGACTCGCACCTACCTGAGCGGCACGCTCTCGGCGTTCGCACCATGAGCATCAACGTAGTCGTGTCAAGCACCGCGGCGGGCGTCAGCGTGTCAGGCGGCACCGCTGTCTCGATTGAAGTCGCAGGCGGCGTCGGCCCTGCTGGCTTCATCACCGCACCGGGAACCGCGACAAACGCCTTCGGCGTGTTCCAGTTGACCGCTGGCAACGGCATCACGATCACGACGAGTGCTGGGCAGTTCCAGATTGCGTCGTACAGCACAACGCAGGTCGCCAATCTCGCCGCCGTTTCAAGCGTCGCTGGCCGCACGGGGGCCGTTGTTCTGCAAGCCGCAGACATTACGGCAGGCACGTTCAGCGTCGCGAGGCTCCCGACGATTTCCTACACGGCACTTTCGGACGTGCCGGTATCGTTCGTCCCCTCTGCGCACACTCACGACGCCTCTGCGATTGCGACCGGCACGCTCGCCGTGGCACGGTTGCCGACAATCTCGTACACGGCACTGTCAAACGTGCCCGTGTCCTTCGCTCCCTCGACGCACACGCACTCGACGGCAGACATTCAATCGTTTACTGCGGCGGTTGCTGCCGCTGCGCCGGTGCAGAGTGTTCAAGGACGCACCGGCACCATCTCGCTCACGCGGGCT